CATTCCCACAATCAGTAGACACAGCCGAAACTTCCGCTTTTGGAAGTTCTGCAAAGTCTTATGTAGTTGGTTTGACTGACTCAACAATTTCTATCTCAGGAAACTTTGATGCAACAGTTGATGCTCACTTGGCTGGAATTCTTGGTCAAGCGGCTTCAGTTTCATTCGAGTACGGTCCTGAAGGTTCAACAAGCACTTATGTTAAGTACACAGGAGAGGCATACCTAACTTCTTACGAGAAGAGTGGTGCTATCGGAGATGTAGTGACATACTCTGCTGAGTTCCAAGTGACAGGTGCCGTAACCCGTGGTACCTATTCATAATAGGAATTGATTCAAAAAAACTTAATAAATTATCGTGACCAAATCAATCTAGTGTCCCAAGGAGAAAAGAAATGACAGATTTACGCAAAAGCATATTTGACGCCGACGATATTACGAAAGAGTTAGTGGAAGTCCCTGAATGGGGAGTTACAGTAGAAATTCGTTCTATGACGGCTGGACAAAGAGCAACACTTACTGAGGGTGTTACATCCACAGATAAAGTTGATGTTTCTAATATGTACGCAAAAACTGTAATTGCAACCGTGTTCGACCCTGCGACTGGCTTACCAGTTTTCACAGAGCAAGACCGAGAAGCCATCCTTTCAAAGAATGGTGCAGTCATTGAGCGTTTGGCAACAAAGGCTCTTGGAAGTTCAGGTCTTAGTGAAAAGGCGGTAGACCAAGCACAGGCTCGATTTCCTCAAGAATCCTGAGAGACGGTTTCTTTTCGAGATAGCAGAAAAGTTAGGTAGGACGGTGGGTGAACTTCTTTACGGAAGTCCCGCCCACCGACCTCTTAGCAGTATGGAATTGACAGAGTGGAACGCCTTTTATCTTGTCAAAGAAAAAGAGCGTGAGAAAGCGGAGAGAAAAGCGAAGGCTAGGAGATAAATGGCTGAATCACCAACCATGGAAGTCCGTGCCCGATTAACGGCTGACTCCGCTCAATTTACAAAAGGTTTACAAGAAGCCTCGAGAAGTGCTGAGGCTTTTCAAGGTGCGGCATCAAAACTTAATTCAAGTCTAAATGCTCTTGGTGCAGTCGCCGCTGGTACGGCAATTAGTTTAATTGTCTTTGCCACAAAGTCTTTCAAAGCGGCGGCTGAAGTCCAAGAGTTAGATATTGCTTTACAGGCGATTGGTCAATCTACTCGATACGGATATGCCCAACTTGCTATTGCGGCTGAAGAAATTCAAAATGTTGGCTTGTCTGCGGTGGCTTCTCGCAAGGCAATTATCAAACTTGCTCAATCAAATGTTGATTTGACTAGCGCTACTGAGTTAGCCAACATTGCTCAAAACTTATCTGTCACAGCAAGCGTTAATTCAGCGGATGCTTTGAACTCTTTAATTTTTGCTATTACAACAGGTCAAACAAGAATGTTGCGTCAGATTGGTATTACCGCTGGAGCAACAGAAGCCTTTGCTATTTATGGACGAACAATAGGTAAGAGTGCTAGTGACTTGACTATGGCTGAAAGACGCCAAGCAGTTTTTAATTTAATTCTAAGAGAGGGGATTAAAGTACAGGGTGCTTATGCCCTAGCAATACAAAGTCCTTCTCGAGCATTAAAAGAAATGGGCGACCAAACTAGAAGAGTGCAAGAAGCAGTTGGATTGAGATTGCTTAATGCTTTCAGCGCACTAATTTTATCTACCCTTGAATTGCGTACTAAATTAGCAAGAGCCTCTGAGGGTACTGGCACCTTTGCTAAAGTTCTTGATGCCTTAGAAAAAGTATTAACTAAATTAGCAACCCCGTTTACAACATTAACAACAAATATCGGCAACTTTATTGAACGAATTGATAAGAGTAAATTAAGTGTAAATGAAATTGCTTCAACTATGGAAAAGGTATTGCCTATTGCGGCGGCTTTTGCAACATTCTTTGGTATACGAGCAGGTAAATCTTTAGCGCAAGCGGCGCCTTTCTTCGAAGGATTTTTCTTACAACTTTCAAGATTTAATTTAATTTTTACTACTTTTGTTTTAGCAGTAACTTCTCCTCAATTAAGGGGAGCAATAGGACAGTTAGTTAGTTCTTTTGCACCGCTCTTGCCAGCAATTCAAAAAATAGCAGTTGTATTCGCAAACTTGTCTGCTTTAGTAATAGGTGTCGTTGCAAAGGCTATAAGATTTTTAGCATCGGTTGTCGAAAGAATTGCAAGTATTTTCCAAAATAGTGCAAGAGCAACACAAATTCTTGTTGTCGCCTTTACGGGAATTGCTACCGTAGTTGGTTTAGCAACGGTAGCCTTCTACGCTCATGCGGCCGCTTTAAGAATTGTTACCTTTACTCAGGCTGTATTACAGGTTGCAACCACTCTATTGAGTGGAGCGCAATTAGCAAGCATCGCCTCTACTAATGGACTTGCGGCGTCAATGCTTAGACTCAATGCAGTTTTAGCGGCTAACCCAATTATGCGTATTGTTTTAATTATCGGTGCTTTGGTCACAGCCCTTGTGGTCGCTTACAAGACTTCTGAGTCATTCCGCAAGGTCGTGGGCATGGTCTTTAATTTTGTAGCAAAAGTTGTAATTACTGTTCTTGGTTACATCATTCAGTATTTTGGTCATGTATTAAAAGCCTTGGCTTCAGCAATGAGAGTGTTCGGTTTCTTTGCTGAGGTTGTAGCAAAAGTATTTGAGTTCATAATAGATGTAATTCTTACTTGGGTTAAATTTGTACTGACTTCATTCAAAAATGTTATTGATGGTTTTGTAAGTTTGATGGAAACAAATGACACTTTGCGAAAAATTGTGATAGAAGTATTCAATACCATCATAAGAGTTATTGCCTTAGCGGTTACGGCTATTGTGACAAATTTTGCCAACATCTTGAAGGCTATCGCTACTGGTATTTACTTCTTTGAAAGATTATTAGATGTAGCCAAGGTTATTGCTAAGGGAGTTATTGGAGCGTTTTTGGCTTTAGGCAAAGGCGTAGTTGGTGTTTTCGGCAAGGTTGCTAGTGGTTTAGGAGACTTCTTAGATAACGCATTAACAACAGTTAAACAATGGGTACAAAAAGTAACCGCACCATTGATGAAAATTCCTCTTGTTTCTAATGCCGTAAGTGCGGCGCTTGGTGCCTTAAATGGTATGGCGGAATTTGCAAGTTCTAAACTCAACGGAGTTGCTAAATCAATTACAAATCTATTTAGCGCATCCGACGACGGTGGTGCAAAATCAGTAGATGCAATTACTGGTGTATCTAAGACGCTTATTAAAAATGCAAAAAGTTGGGGTAATTATTCTGAAGGTGCGGCTGGCGCTATTTCAGATGTTGCAAACAAAATGCTTGATTTTAATATGAAAGTTGTAGATTTAGCGGCAAAGGATAACGGTTCAAAAATAGTTGAGGGCTTAATTGCAGGTGCTAAAAAAGCATCACCACTTCTTGAAAAAATGATTGCTGGTCTTGGTGAAGCGATTAAGTTTGACTTTGCTGGAACCGTAGGAAAATTTATTGAAGAAGTTGCTAACAAGGCTGATGAAGCAGGTGACAAGTTAATTGAATTTGGCAAGAACATGGTCATGTTTGCCAAAGATACAGATTTTGCTGGTGAGTTAAAAGACTTTATTGGCAACATAAGAGAGAGTCTTGAAGAAGGTCTTGGCTTTGGAGACATCCTTAAAAAAGAAAAAGAAATTGCCGAAGGCATCAAGGCTGGCGGTATTGATGAAGATGCTCTAAATGAAATACAAGGCTCAGCCGATTTAATGAAAAAAATTCGTGAGGCTATGAAGGCTGGTATTGAGTCTATGAGCGATGTTCTCAAAGACTTGCAACAAGCGGCTAAGGATTTTGCTGATTCACTTAAAGACACAATTTTAGGTTTTGCTGGACTCAAGGGAGTAGAACTACCTGACGGATTTATTCCAAAGGCTAAATCTCTCATTGAGAATATGCAAACAAGATTAAATAAGAGTAATGAGTTTGCTCAACAGATAACCCAACTTCAAGCACTTGGGCTTGATGCTAAAGCAATTCAAGATTTAGTTGAGTCAGGACCAATCAAGGGCGCTCAATTAGCGGCGTCAATTCTTGGTGGTGGCGCAGATGCAATTAAACAAATAAATGAAATTCAAAGAGCCATTAGCATCACAGGTGCGGCAATCGGTAAGTTTGGTTCCGAAGCGGCGTTTGGCGAAAAAATTTCAAATGCTCAAATGAAACTTGCTCAAGTTACAGATGCCGAAGCGAGAATCTCAGGAGTAAGTGGAAACAATATAGTCATTGAACAAGGTGCTTTTGTGGTCAATGTTGATACTTCAGGGGCAACCACCCAAGATGAAAAGGCTGACATAATTACTCAGAGAATTCAAGAAACTTTTGCAATCTTGGCGAAGGAGTTGGCTAATAAATAATGGCTACCTATACCCTCAGACCTAACGCTAACTGGAACAACGCCTCCGCTTTTACTATCTCGGGAGGCTCAGGCTCAGTTCATGCGGCGCTTGCTGACAGTAGCGATTCAACTTACATAACTCGTACAAGCACAACAGTTCCAGCATCTTACGAAGCCGAGTTTGGCACAACCACCTTGGCGGCTACTGAAAAAGTTGAATATGTAAATCTTCGTGCCCGAGCAACTATTGGCACTACTGGCAGTATCCAATTAAGCCTTGGTGTTATTACTGACCGTAATGGTCGAACAGTTAGTTATTCAGTTCCTTATTCCAAAGCAAACACTCTCTCTTTAACCACCGTTGATACTGCCCTCAAACTTACAGCGGCTCCAAGTGGCGAGGCTTGGTCACAAACTTTAATTGACAACTTGGTTGTTAAGTTCACAGACAACGCAACAACAAGCGGTGACCGTGCTGGACTTTATGAATTGTTTGTTGATGTTGTAACTACTACTCAACCAACAGTTACAGTTACCGCTCCAAGCGGAACCATCACGGATACAACTTTTCCATCAGTCACTTGGACTTATGCAGATACAGATGGTGACCCACAAAGCGCTTACGAGATTAAAGTATTTGACTCAACAACTTATGGCGCTGGAACTTTTAGTCCCGATACTTCTACGCCAACAGTTGAGACTGGCATCGTAGCCTCAACAAATGACGGTCAGACACTCGAGGCAGACTTAGCGGATGGTACAACTTATAGAGCCTATGTCAGAGTTGCTCAATTATTAAATGGTGCTAACTACTTTAGCGATTGGGCTTATAGTCAATTTACTATTGATGTTGATGCTCCAGCCACACCATTGATTACCGCTTTTTATGATGAGAACGATGGAGCAGTTGTTGTTACGATATTCGGTAGAACTAATGTTTTAAGTGCAAACCAAGCATCTTTAGAAACAAATACAACTGGTTGGACTGCTGTTTCAAACTGCGCTATTGCTCGCTCTACTGCTCAGGCTTCAGTTGGTAGTGCTTCTTTAGAAATGACGGCAAGTGCCTCGGGTGACATAGTTGCCTCAACAACCACAGCCACAAAATTTACTGTGACTGCAAACCAAGAGTTCTCTGCTACTGCTGATTTCCGTGCTGGTACAACATCTCGTACCGCTCAAGTAGGAATTAGGTATTTAACAAGTGCTGGTGCAACAATCTCTACTACTTATGGAACTGGAGTGACTGCGACAAGTTCAGCATGGACAAATGCAACAGCCACAGTTCTTGCTCCGCCAACAGCGACACATGCTCAGGTTTTTGTAAAGGTAACTAACGCTGGCTCAAGTGAAATTCATTATGTAGACAAGATTGCTTTTCATGCTGGAGATACTCCTGTTTTTACTCGAGGCGGATTTAGTAACTTTGTTTTTGATGTTGAGCGTTCAACGGATGGCGGAACTACTTATTCAGCAGTAAGAAATTCTCCTGTAACTGCTGAGAGTTCACAGATTGCTGAGATTGATGATTTTGAAGCACCTTTTGATGCAACAATTCGTTATAGAGCAAAGGCAAGGGCAGACATCTAATGGCAACAATTTCCTCAGGTTATACAACCTCTGAACCAATTTTAATTGACAACCCTGCTTATTGGTCTTTTACTGCTCCTGAAAATCCTACAATTAAAGTAAATAACATTATTGTTGAACAACCTTTGAATCAAAACATTGTTGAGTCATACGGAGTATTCAAACCGCTTGGTGCTTCTAAGTCGGTTGTGATTTCACAATCAATTTATGGCGTAGATGGCACTTATCAAATTACAGTTCAAGGTGAAACTGCTTGGGATGAACTTTACCCAGTTCTGACTTATCAAGGAACCCTGCATGTACATGACCCACTAGGTCGTCAGAAATATGTACGCTTTGTAGATAGGTCTTGGACGGAATCAGGAAACATAAACAATTTAATAAGAGTTGTCAAAGTTACTTACTTCGAAGTTGATGCACCGTAATGTATCCAGTTTCCACGGACTTCAAGGAGACCATTCGGAAATCTCATGTCACAAAAACTAAGGTTGAAATTTATGACATGGCGAATGGAACAATCTTAAGCACAGCCCAACCAATATCGGGTGAGGTTAGTATTGATAATCGCCGTTCTATTCGGCGTGAATGTACTCTTGAGTTTATTGATAAAGATGGGACTTTAGTTCCTCAGAACAATATCTCCTCAGTCCTTCTTCCATATAACCGTGAAGTAAAGATTTACAGGGGCATTGTTTTTGCAGATGGAACCGAGGAGTTAGTTCCACTTGGAGTTTTTGTAATTACAAGCGTTGATGTAGTCGATACTGCTCAAGGTATAAAGATTCAAATAAAAGGTTCTGATAGAAGTTTGATTCTTGCTAGAGCAAAATTTACTAATCATGAATTTTATATTGAAGCAGGAACAGCAAAAGAAACTGCTATTGAACAGATTCTTAAATACCGCTATCCAAAAGTAAAAACTATTTTTCCAGCGACTAATCAAGTAACTACTTTGCTTTACCCAACCCTTGACCAATCTAGTGACCCTTGGCGTGAGGCTTTGAAAATTGCAGAGTCAGCGGCTATGGATTTATATTTTGATGAAAATGGAACTGCTCGTATGAGACCTATTCCAAACCCTGACTTGGGTACTGCCGTCGCTGAATACACAGATGGTGCCGATTCAGTCCTTATTCAAATCAATCGCTCCTTGAGTACAGATGATTCATACAACGGAGTTATTTTTACGGGTGAAGGAACTAATCTAAGTATTGGTGTTATTGGTGAGGCTTGGGATGATAACCCTGCTTCCCCTACCTATCGTAAAACTTACGGCGAAGTTCCTAAATTCATGAGTAGCCCTACCGTGCTTACAGTTGCAGAGGCTCAAGAAGCGGCGTCCGCTGAGTTAAAGAAAGTTATCGGTGCTACTGAAAAAATTACATGGGACCAAATAGTAAATCCAGCGCATGATGTCTTTGACCTTGTAAAAGTAACTAGGTCGCCCATTGGTATCGACAAGATTTTGATGCTTGATGCTATTACGATTCCATTAGCGGCAAGCGCTACGATGAACGCTATTGGACGAAGCAGGAGATTCTGATGGATTTAAGTTATCTAGTTAATCAGATTAAGGCTAATCCTCAAGGTCTTCGTCTACGCCAAGGCAAAGTGATTGTTGTTAATTCAGACAGAACCATGGATATTCAAATTGCTGGTGACACTAATACCTTGCCCTCAGTTCGATACTTGAGTAACTATGCCCCAAAGCCTGATGACCAAGTTTGGCTTCTCAATACAGGTGCAGACTTGCTTGGCTTTGGAATGGTGGCTGGCGCTGATAGAACTCTTGCTCCAACTGCCTCCCGTTCAACAATCCAAACAATTACCACAGCCACTCAGACCGCAATTATTTTTGACGCAGTAGATTCAGATGGTTGGAATTGTTGGGATGTCAGTCCTAATCCAACGAGGCTTACAGTTCCATTGACGGGTCGATATATCGTTACTGGAAATGTTGCTTTCGAAGCGGCTTCTTCAGGTCATCGAGCAATTAACATTTTGAAAAATGGCACAGTTGAGTTGGCTCGTTCAGATTTCAACCCAGTATCTAATTCAATCGACACGCACAGCACCGTAACTTGCCATGCGGTTACCCTTTCAAAAGGAGATTATGTAGAGTTACGGGTGTGGCAGAACAGCGGTAGTGATTTAGATATTCAAGTATCTAGCGACCATGCGCCTAAATTCAGCCTCATATACCTTGGTTCATAAACCATAGGTTATTATTTACCCACCTACTCTTAGGAGAAACAATGGATAAGAAAACAAAAGCAATGCTCGCCTCTTATGGACGGTCATTTTTAGCGGCGGTTACAACAGCATTTATGATTACAGGCGGAGACATCCTCGCCCTTGACGGTGATTCAGTTAAAGCAATTTTAGCGGCTGGAGTTTCAGCCGTCCTTCCAGTCGCCATTAGAGCGGCTAATCCTAAAGACCCTGCGTTTGGCAAGATTGCAGACGGAGTTACCGAAGCAGTTGTCAAGAAAATGACAGCCAAGAAGTCAGCAAAGAAAAAATAATGCCAGCACTTCAAGGCACCGCTGAACGCTTAGTTGAGATAGCAACCGCTGAAATCGGTTACATCGAAGAAGCAGTTCCCGAGAATAAGACCAAGTATCAAAAGGCTAACCAACCTTGGTGTGGCGCTTTTGTTAATTGGTGTGGCAAAAAAGCAGGAGTTGAAATTCCTAATACTGTTTACACTCCAGCAGGAGCCGATGCTTTCAAAAAAATGAAGTCTTGGTTTGAAGGGGAAGATGCTCAACCTCAAGCGGGGGATATTGTTTATTTTGATTTTCCTTCAGATGGAGTTGATAGAATTAGCCATGTTGGGATTGTTGTAAAAGATAATCTTGACGGCACAGTTACCTGCAT